TATGTCAGAGCTATTGCGAATACCACAATGAGTGTCATTAATAATTGCTACCTTCATTTAAAAAAGCCAGTCAGATCAGAGTCTACCTTTTGTATAGGTCTACGGCGCTTCTTTTCTTTCTTGGCAAATACTTTAACTTCTGTGTCGTATTCTTTTACCTTTTCAATTCTACCTTTTAGCATATCCATAAAGTTAGCTGACACCGCGTTATCAGTTTCATCTAATAAGAAAGCCTCTACTCCTGATTGAGACATATATTTAAATTTAATATCTTGTTGCTTTTTTTCTTTAGCGATACGACGTAAGAAAGCATACCAAGAAATCTGAGTAAAGTATGCAAACGCATTAGGTTTGCCAGATCGAGTTGCTGCTTCTAGATTGTAATTTTCTACGGCTTTAAGACAATTTTCGACTGCGTCCATAACCATTTCTTCACGATACGTATATCGGATAAAGTTTGATTTATGGGAAAGTCCTTCTGCAATCTTTAGAAAACAAGATGCGATATAGTCAGGCACAATAGGAAGCTGTTCTTCCTTTTCTTTTGCTTCACGTACAATTGTGACATAGTCTACAACCGCTTGTGAAAATTGTGCATTGTTTACGTAGTGTGGTCTATCTTTAGGTTTCATAATATATCCTCAATATAATATATTCTATCACATTTGGGTACGGATGTACACTAAAAAAATAATTAATTTTAACTAAATTAACTGTGTACAAACCATATAAACTGGTGTATAATTAAAGAGTAAGCACTGAGGGAGGACAGTATACTAATTAGTGCATTTTGCTTTTATCAAAATTTAATTTAATAATGTTACTTACAGCATCAGAATCTAACTTAGAGGTTTGATCTTTTACATAGGCGGTATACTTTTCTTTCATATCATCTATGTTTTCTTTTTGGTCCCCGTCATCATCGTCAAGCGCTACTTCAATTGCTTTAAAATATTCAAGTATCAACTCTTGATCAGGATTGGCCTCGGCTACAATATGCTCGCAGTTTATAATCTGAAATGCCTCAGGTGTCATTTGATACAACATAAACGGGCGAAACGCATAATATCGGGTACCGTTAGCCATATTATCCATTTGTACCATTTTCATAGTTTTGCGTATAACAATAGCATCATCTTCTTCATGGTACTCTACCACTTCGCACATGATCTCATCGTTGTTAGCTAATTTAAATTGTCTAATTTCCAATTGGTACCTCTATAAGTTTATAGTTAAACTTTTCTCTATTATATATCTTCACTCTTTCTTCACCATGATTCAAGGCATAATTTTTACGGCCTTTATAGTGGAGATCATCTGTTAGATCATAGAGATTAGTAGTCTGTCCATTGTCTGATTGCCGTAGGCCACGCCCAATCGATTGTAATACTTTGATCTGTGATTTTGAGGGACTCGCAAATATAATATTATGCAAGTTCCGTATGTTAATACCAGTACTAAAAGTACCAAGACTAGCGACGATGATAGCATCTTTTTGTTTCTCTGTTATCTGTCTTATGGCTTCGCGATCTGAAGTTTCAACTTCTCCAGAAACATAAAATATTTTTCTTCCTTCTTCAGCCTTATCGTTTATCATATCAAAGAGAGGCTTGCCGTGCTTATCGACAAAATTAAATAAGACGAGAGTATTCCCTTTAGCATCCAGAGCCAGATTGCGAATGAAAGTATTACGAGTATTATTTCTAACGATCCAATCAATTTCATCCTGATATGACATTTTCCCGAGAGACTTTCGAATCTCTTCTTTATATTTTAATACAATAATATTTATATCAAGCTTAGCTAGCGTATTATTATCCTGCAGAGCCTTGGTAGTTGTCACTCTATGTATTTTTCCAAACAGTCCCTGTAGGACAAGATGATGGACTTGTGCGTTGTCTAGAGTACCAGTAGTACCAATTCTGTATTTTGCCTCGGTACATTTGTTCATTATGTCTGTAAGAGACTTTGATTTAAATCCATGGCATTCGTCACCAATAACCATGCCAAACTGATCAAACCATTCCTGAGGCAGTTTATAAATTGATTGCCATGTGGATATTACTACTGAAGATTGTATGTTATCTTTATCTCTGCCAGAATATATCTTATGTATGCCTCTTTCACCCATACCATAATCAATAAAGTCTTTTTGCATTTGCTCAACAAGAGATGTTGTAGGCACAACCACCAAAACTCTTCCAGCTGTTGGATACCTAAATCCATCTGTAATATATTTAAGCCATAACTGTGCAAGACAATAAATGATTAATGATTTACCAGAACCTGTTGGAGATAGAAGCACGCAACGATTAATGTTTAACGCTTTCATTATAGCATCAAACTGGTAATCTCTTACATCAATCGGTTTACCATTACTAGTAAGATTTAAATCTTTTATGTAATCATAAATTTGTTTAGGATCTTGCTCATTCTTATCCTGAGGCGCGCCGTATTTTGTAGATTCAGTTTCTAAAGTATAGCTTCTTTGTTTACAAAATTCATCTACGAAAGGATATAACCCTGCCGGAAGTTCTCTACTTACGTTATTAAATAGTCTAATTTTACCGTCCCAGATTTTACGTTTGTACAGTTTCATGTACTTGTAACCTGGAACAAAGAAAGAAAAATACTCGCTTAATTCCTGAGCTATTCCAGCATCACAGTCTATAAGTGCAATGCTTTCGTTTTTCTTCCATATTTTAATGTTAGCCACTTACAAAATTCTCACTTGGTCGATACCACACTTTTTGATGATATATCTTTGCTAATAGTTCTGTTATCCTATGATCGGCAGTTCCTTTTTCTAAGGAAATTTCCCTTTGGTATTTTAATAAAGCATTTTCAATTAAGTCAATATCTTTAGGGTTTAGTTTAAACTCTCTATTATATTTAGCCACCACTTTCGAAGATCCTCCATCTGATCATATTACCGATAGTCTGATGTCTCCAATTTACGTTATTCATAATCTCATTTAAAGTATCTATGATAGTTTTTAAATACTCTATTTTCTCAACAGACTGCTGAATTTCTGGATCGGAATCGTAGTAGTAATCCATTTCACCTTTAAGAATTTTAAGTCCATCAAAAGGGTCCGGCTTCCACCCTTTTTCAATTATTTGATCCTGATCCATTTTTCCATTATAATAAAGCCATTTATCTTTAAGTAATATCTTCTGTTGTTGCTCAGCTTTCTTTAGCCTCAATTTCATAGTAGAAAGAAGCTCTAAATATTTTGCGTGTAGCATCGGGGTTTGTCTAGATGATTCGTCTAAACTTGTTTGTGCAATAGCACAGTCGCTCGACCACATGTCGAGAATCATTTTTAAGTCCATAATAAATCCTAAGGTTATTCAATTTCAAAGTATGTAAATCTAAACGAAATAGGGAACGTGATATATTGTACATCACCAGTAGAAGCTTCAAAGTTTATGTCTCCTAACAATGTCGGAAACGCACTTCTATATATAATTTTCTTCGCAACGTTGTTGTGGCTAGTTAATATAGAAAGAGTTATGTCAGCTTCTGAAGGGCCTCTTGCACCGTTTGAAGCTTCCGATGCGTTAACATTAGGAGCCTCTACAAACGATTTTAACCAATTATACATTTCAGTGTAAGCCGAAAGGCTTTCATCCATAATGATCATGCATGTTAATTCACCAAAATTTAGTTTGTCCCCTGTGAATGGAACTCCACCAATTCTCTTGTATGGCATTTCTATTTGGGATACAGACATATCCGGGTGCATAACTGACTGCGCAAAATATTCTATGTTAGGAAAGTACTTACGATTAATACCTATCTTAAATCCAGTAGGTTGAAGATAGTTTGCATTCGATGTAATAGTAGATTCTAGAATTCCGGTCGATACGGATGTTGTTCCAATAGCCATAACACTTCCTTTATATGTCAGTATTTATAATAAAAAAAGGGCCGCCGAAGCGACCCTAGTATTAGATTTTTTCCTATTTGGCTTAAGCCATAATGTTGTCGACTCGGAAAATTCTGTAGTACTGGTTTGATTTCGCAGCAGCAAGACCATTTGCAG